GGCGCCATGTTGAAGGGATGACATGATGGGCAAGTGGGTTTCAGCGGCCGTACTCGACGGCGCGCTTACGGTTGTCTCGGGTGCGACCCGGATGTTGGCGCTGGCGGGACAACCGGCAAGCTATGCAGCTGCCCTGTCTGGGCGCCTTGCGGAGGCGGTACTGGCGCCTGGCGATTTCAGCTTCACGCCTGGCAATGTTTCAGGCCGGAAGGTTGATGTTGCCGCCAAGGCCGATGTCCCGGTGACCGCTTCGGGTACCGCCGATCATGTGGCCCTGGTCGATGCTGTCTCGGAGACGCTGATTTATGTGACAACCTGCCCCGCGCAGGCGCTGGTTTCTGGCGGAACCGTAAACTTCGGGCCCTGGTCGATCGAGTTCGGAGATCCGCAATGATCGGGCCCGGCGACCGCCTGTCTGAGGGGCAGCCACTGATCGCTATGGGGGCTGGGCCATGTTCCTGAAGGATCCCGGCGCACGGCTGGATTACCGCGTTGACTGGACCGAGCGGCTTCCGTCGGGGGCCATTATCCAGTCGAGCAGTTGGACATCGAGCCCTGCGGGCCTCGACTTGTCGGGGGAGTCCCTTGCCGGACCTGTGACGCTTGTGTGGGTTGCCGGGGGGTTGCCCGGCCATCGGTACCGCCTGGTCAACCATGTACAGCTTTCGGATGGAAGTGCCGATGAGCGGACCGTCCTGCTGCGGGTGGAGGAGCGATGATGAGCCAGGATGCGAGCCCGCCCGATGTCGTGGCAGTACAGGAGCTGAAGGCCTATCTGCGGATCGACGGAGAGACAGAGGATTTCCTGCTCCATGATCTCCTGCGGAGTGCGACGTCGACAGTCGAGCAATGGCTTGGACAGTTGCTGATCAGTCGAGATGTGGAGGAGCGAGCGCCCATCTGGGGACAGACGGTGCGACTGGCGATGGCCCCTGTCCATTCCGTACTCGCCGTGGCCATTGCAGCCACGGACGGTTCATTCCAAGCGCTGGACCCTGGCGAATGGATGATGGTGAGACTGCCGGGCGATGTCACCTGCATTCGGCTGGCGGGGCATACCGACAATATTTCCGAAGTTCGGTATCGCGCGGGCTTGGCCGATGACTGGAACGGTGTTCCGGAGCCCATCCGCCTAGCCGTCTTGCGCACTGCCGCGCATTTTCACGGTTCTCGCGATGATCCGGCCGCGCCGCAAATGCCGGTTGTGATCCGCCAGCTGCTGGAGCCATTTCGAATTCGGCACATTGCATAGGGAGGCGGCGATGGCGGGTGAATTCTCGGGCCGGCTGCGACAACGCATCCAGCTTCAGCAGGCTGATGCATCCGTGCCCTTAGCCTGGGCGCCGGTCTGCCAAGCCTGGGCCGCACTGAGTCCCGAGGATCGTGGGACCCTATCTGCGCTGGACGGCGACACCCGGGTGACAGCGCGGCGCTGGCGGATCCTGCTTCGCAGCGAGACCAGGGTTTCGCTCGACATGCGGGTTCTTTGGCGCGGCCATGATCTGCGGGTGACGGGTGTTCAGGCTGATCCGGACGCGCCGGATCGAACTGTGGTGCTTGCCGAAGAGGTTGGTCGATAACCGCGCGGGGGAAGAGCGATGATGGAGGAATGCCTTGCCCTTCAGCGATGGCTGACAGCGGGCCTGCAGGCGGCTGGCATGAAAGTGCATGACGTACCGCCGGGGGACGCGCTGCCGCCCTATGTGGCCCTTGGACCTGACAGCACCACCGAATGGAGCTGGAAGGGCGGCGGGGGGACTGAGCATCGCCTGGTTGTGACCCTTTGGTGCGGGCGGGAGGGCATGCAGCGCACCAAGGCGATGCTGTCGGAAGTGGAGGAAGTGATCGGCAGTCTTCCGCGGACGATAGACGGAATCCGGATCGTGACCCTGCGCGTTCTGCGCGGGCAGGTGAAGCGCAATCCCAAGAGCTGGACCGCAGGCCGGCTGGAACTGCTGGTCAGGACTATCAAGGAGACCATGTGATGGCTGTAGAAAGTGGCGCTGCGTTTCTCTTGAAACTGTCCGACGGCCAGGACCCTGAAAGCTTCCGCACGGTGGCAGGGCTGCGTACGACGCAGCTTTCGATCAACGCCCAGCCTGTGGTGGTCACCCACAAGGGATCGGGGGGATGGCGGGACCTGCTGGATGGTGCCGGCACGCGGTCAGTCTCGGTCTCGGGGGCGGGCGTGTTCACGGGTTCTGACGCCGAACTCCAGCTGAAGAGCCGGGCTTTGTCAGGTGCGCTCGATCGCTTTGAAGTGTGTTTCGAAGGCGGCGATCGGCTGCGCGGAACATTTCTGGTGGCCCGTCTGGACTATGCCGGCGATTTCAACGGGGAGCGGAGCTACGCGCTCTCGCTTGAAAGCTCTGGCGAGGTTGCAGCCCTGTGATCGGCGCCGCGGTACGGCCGGCCAATCCGTTGCGAGGCGAAGTTGACCTCGATCTCCCGGGGCTGGCGTTGCGCCTGCGGCCGACTTTCGCCGCGCTGGTGGCCATCGAGCTGGAGATTGGCGGCCTCATGCCGGCAATCGAGCGCGCGGCCGCAGGCGACGTTCGGTTGTTCGATGTAGCAGCGCTGTTCTGGCATTGCGCTGACAATGATGAGCGTCGCCCAGACCGGGCCGTTCTCGAGGCCCTGCTGCTTCAGGCCGGGCTTGGGCGTGTGGCAACCCCTTACAGACTTCTGCTCACGCGCATTTTCGCAGGAATTGAACAGCCGTGAACGACTTCCTTCGGACTGTGCGCCGGGCGGCCCAGCTGGCCCTGGGGCGGCTGGGATGGACGGTCGAGGCCTTCTGGGCGGCAACACCGGTCGAGTTGGCCACGGCCATGCAGGGAACGCGCCTGACTGACGAGGCAGGTGGGCCAGGAAAGCTGCTGGAGCAGCTGATGAAGGAATTTCCCGATGAGTGATCCCCTGGATCGCATGGCAGTCGAGGTGCGGGCCGATGGCGAGGCCTTTGCACGTGACATTGCCGACATGCGGGCGACGCTACAGAATTCACTTGGTTTAGGTGCGGCGGAAGCTGGCCGGGGAATCGAGAGTGCCCTGTCGCGCGCGGCGCGCAACGGGCGGCTCGAGTTCGAGGACCTGGCGCGTGTGGCGACGCGCGCCCTGGGGGAAGTGGCGGCAGCCGCGCTGAAGGTTGATGGTGCCACTCCCGGCGCTGGCCTGTTTGCAAGCCTGGCCGGAAGCCTGCTGGGCGCCCCCGGCCGCGCAACGGGCGGACCGGTGTCGCCTGGAAGGGCCTATATGGTGGGCGAGCGGGGTCCGGAGATATTTGTTCCCACTTCCAGTGGCCGCGTGGAAGCAGCGGCGGCTGGGGGTGGGACGACCTCCGTACGGATCATCGTGAATGTCGCGGCAGATGCGGGCCGGCAGGATCCTCAGTTCCTGGCCCGCACCGGCCAACAGGTTGCACGAGCTCTCAGGCGCAGCCTTCTGCGCGCGCAAGGCTGAAGCATGGCCCATTGTCTTGCGCGGTCCGCTGACAGTCTGCGGCGTGGCTGGGTAAAGCGATTTGCGCCCTGGCTTTGGACCATCGACTTTCCGCGGCCGATGATGGCGTCGGCCACCAACCCCGAACCTGGCCTGCTTCGCGTTGACCTGTCGTTCGTGACGGATGGCGATCTTGCCGGCTTGATCTGGGAGTCGCGGGATCGGTGGTCGCACCCTTTGCTGGCCTACCAGACCGAGCGGGACTATTCAGACCTGATTCTGTCGTTCCGTTGGGTGTCCTCTGCCGGGGTTATGCCGCTTGACGCGGTCAACGGGCCAACGCTGACCATCGAGGGAGAGGATGCCGATGGGCAGCCCCGCACCTGGCATGTCCGCCTGTGGAACTATGCGACGGGAACGTCGGACAATGCCCTGATCCGTCTGCCCTTCGATGATCTGAGGGGTGGCTTCCTGTTGCCGGAGGATGCCGATCCCGTGTGGGTCAGGCGCATCGACCGGATGTTCATCTCGATCGTGCCGCAAGCCTTTACGGGCAGCGGGATACCGCTTGGTGCCCGGGTCGACGGGTGGGTAGAACTGCGCGAGTTGCGCGCCGATGGCCGTTGTGGCACGCTTGCCATAGGGGAGGCATTCCTTCCTGAACATGCGCTCCGCATCTGCAGCGGGTATGACGACAGCTACAACCAGTGTCCCGAGCGCCTGATC